TATAACGGACATCAACCTCAGTACGACCTCTCAGTCTCTGTGTCGTGCCTTTAGCAATAATTCTGTCGCCTTTAGATGTAACAATATCTTTCTCAGTCCACTTATCACCAAGCAAATCACCAAAGTAATAGCGTATAACCTGATTCATTTCCAGGTGATATTTAATATATTTAAGATGGTCAATCGACTGTCCCTGTTCTTCACTGACCCATGCTATAAACTCACGCCTACCGCTCTCAGCAAAGCATATCTTATGCAGTATTGCAGTCTTTGCCAGTGTAGACTTAGCAAAACCGCGAGGGAGAATATTACATATCCTGGCACCTGGCTTAAAACTAATAAGCTTTTTAGCTATCTCATGATGAAACGCTGGCGTTTCGCTCTTATGTAAGAAATCATTAGGCAAAAAGACCCGCCCAAAGTAAATCAAGTCTTTATAAGCACGATGAAGTATCTCTTCTTTGTTATCTGTCACTAACTCTTCTTCTTGCCTGTAGGCTTCCAACCGTGTTTAACACCTCGTAAGAGATTAAGCATTTTTTTTGTACCTGCAATAGTTTTAGACATAGCCTTCTTTTCCCATCTTTTGCCCTTTTTAACATAAACCGTCTTTCCGATTCTCTTATATGGCATTATGCATCCCCTCTTATTGGCGAATGAAAATCACCTATTAGCATTAATTCATTCTGAAGGTCATAGAGGCTATTACAATAAGAACATTTCCAGCCTATAATAGAACCAAATGGGCTAAATATAGGTTCCCTGTTATGTGTTGTCAATTTCCCTTCACAGACATCACAGCTATTGTCCTCTAAGTTCCTATACATTATATCATACACTGGCAACCTTAGCTTGAATCTTCTTTACTTTAATCTCGCCAGCCTCTATTGCATCCAACTGCTCCCTAGTAAAACCTTGAAATAGTGTAATTGACTCTGATTTCTTTTCAGTCTTGGGACTAACACCATAAAGACCTAGCAGATATTCTATAGCCCTCAGCCTGGTAGCGTCAGAATCTGCACTCTCTGCAATGGAATTAGCACTCCTAATGAGTGCCGACTTTGATACGCCTGCACTATCAAGCAGTCCTTCAACCTCCTCACGTATCGCGCCCTGCACGCGTTCCGTCTTCATCAGTCTCTGACCCATTACAGTAGCATAATTCTTGTTATTCGTCGGATAAGCCTTGATATACGCTTTTGCCGGCTCCATCCCTCTGGCAACGTAATAGGCGAAAAGAGTCTCATATTTGGTTGGCTCCTTGCGTCTGTTGCGTATTTCGTTGTATTTGCGATTTGAAAAACACCATATGTTATGAATTGGCTCTCCCGACATCTCAACATTCTTAGTCTGTAAGAAAGTTCCAAAAAGTGTCCTGATATACGGAACAGGCTCATTTTTCCTACTGGGCTGAAGCTTGCCGCTGTAAAGGACCTTACACACCTGACCGTCATCTGACACACACCAATCACCATCTTCAGCTTTTCGCCAATCATCGATAACGGCATTATCACCTTCATTTGCATTAAACTCTTTAATATCTTCATAAATGCGGTGAATAACACCATTGATCTCCCTTTCGTACATTCAGGATACCTCTCCCGACCATTTTATTACATCGCCTTTCCTGCGCCCTCCGGGTACCCTGCTTACCAATCGCTTCATATGGATTCCTCCTCATTTTACATGGGTTGGACGATTGGAGTATTATAGCGCTCAATCTTTTTATGTAGCCGCTCTAAAATCCTAACGTCAGCAATATTATGCTTAAGTATATATTTCAGAGACTTTTCATCACCATACTGTGCCTTTCGCCATATTTCAGGCTTTAGACGTGTTTTACCAGCAATCCCAAAGAATTCACATGCAGACGCCAAGGCATTAGAATGAAGCTTGAATAGCCTTCTAATCTGATAATATATGTCTTTATGCGCCATTTCGCGGTAATGTGGGAATGCTATGCCGTGGGTGGCAGCACGAGTACGAGAAAACGGAATATCATAGCGAGTCCCGTAAAATGTACACAAAACATCAAACTGACGCATTGCATCCATAAGTTCCTCTACTAGGCGTGCATCCATCAAACCAGACATAATATCCTCTTTTCGGATTACACTATGCAGGACTTCGTTCTCATCTCGCCGTTTAATAGCCCAAGAGAGCATAATAGCGAAATTACCTACAAGACCAGAAGCCTCGATGTCAAAATATCCTATTTTCTTACCACGCCCGCTTTTGTACCTTTCAGGCTTTCTCAGCGGCATTGTTTCTATTTTACTCTGGACTGCCTTGTATGTGCGATTATAGCCGGAATTGATTACTTCCTGATATAATACATAAACACTCTTGGCAGTATTCTCATACTGAGCAAGTATCTTTATTTCATCATCTGACCATTTTATGCTCATCTTACTTCCTTTACGGTCTGAACCCAGGTAGACGGCACAGCAAAGACCTGCCCATACTTGCCATGTGTCTTGGAGGGCTCAATACGCTTAATATCTTGAGCAAAAGCCATGTAGCCATTTTTCTCGCCAATATAGAAACCGAGAGTTTCTATGGGAAAACCGCTGTCCATGACTTCCATTATGTCAGATTCGTCTGACCAGCCGCTTGATGAATACGCATCGTTCCATTTGACGGTATATCGAGCGTCCTTCTTCAGTTTCCATCTCTTTCTACTTTTTTGATTTGTCATTGTAGTCCTCTATCATCTGCACTGTTAATGCGTAGCCAGCAATATCTATAAGATTATCCCGCTTATGCTCATTGCACTCACGACTAAGCTTTACACCGATCATGCAGAGCCCAACCTGCTGCGGTGAAACCTCCGTATCTAAGATTGAAGCCCATATTTTAGCACTTCTTGAGAAATCAATGATTGGATGACCATAATTATTGCCCCTATCACCCCCAACAAGGGCCTGAGCCTCCTCAAGTATTGAGTTTTCAACACTTTCCACAATTTCAAACTTGATTTTTCCCATTTCTCCATTTTTAGTCGAAAAATATTTAGATTCTGTAGTCATGCGAAAGCACCAGGTAAAACTATGTTGTTGAAGTAAGTGCACTCACCAGCAAAACACGGTTTTTTATAATAATATTCGTCAATCCACATAATCAGCCTTCCGTCCTCATCACGTCTCATCATTACGCCGCCACACAAGCCACGATTGGGGCCACGCCCAAAATTAGCACAATTTTTAGAGGCAATCCTAATTTCATTCTTGTTAACCACAAAACAAATTTACACAATTAAAACGCAAAAGTCAAGGATTATTTTAAAAGCCCTGAAAAAAGTTTCCATTCCCCCTTAATAATCCCCCTATAATGTATAAGTTAGTTATAATCTTAATCTTAATCCTATGCTAATGCCTGTATTACCTTTTACCTTCCAACCTTAAAATTAATAATCTAATTAAGCCTAATATAGCATAATCTAAGGAAAGTTGAAAGAAATAGAGCGAAATAGCAAAATAGGGTTACGATGTGTGCGTACGATCCACTCTCCCCGCTACTCGGGGGGGCATTTTCGCCTTCACTCTCATTTCGTTAGAAAGCATAATGGCGAAACGAAAGCGAGCCCATGCGCAAATAAGCCCGCCCCAGCGAGCCCGCCCAGTGGGGGCGTACAAACTGCGCATATAGCAGTCTGTCGATTAGTCTTGCGATTGTCATATATATTTAATATATTGATTTAATTCAGTTTATGATCTTTGACAATTGGCACACCTCACGTAACTCAACAAAAAACAGGAGAATAATAAAATGGCTACTCAAACTAAAATCAGTAAAAAGAATCTTCAGGCTATGCTCTACACGCAAGTCAAGGCAGGCTTTATGAAACGTGCCGAGGCTGACAGTATCATCGCCAGAGGCGAAAAGTCTGAGCACACTACTAAAGGCTCACGGGCAACGTACACAGGCTCGAAATTAGAGGCTTTTCATAAGGGATTAAAGGCGCTGATTAAGAAGCACACTAACGACAAAGGCGTTATAGCCTGTGATCAAGGCGCATTTGAACT